GATTTTATGAAACAAGCAATTCGTTTTAATGAATTAATTCACGTAAATCAATTGAATGATATTAAAAATCAAGAATATAATCATGTATCTTTTGTTGGTAATTATACAGAATTATTAAAGAGAACTTTTCCTCAATTAAATCAAGAAAATATTGTATTTGAAAATGCACTAAATTTTGTTTATTTGAATAAAGAAATTAGTGAAAATAAATTTAAACCTATTCATACTCCTTATAGTTTTCCTTGTAAATATGTAGATAATCTTACTAATGTTTTTAATGGAATGATGATGGTAAGTGATTATTATATTTTAGTTAATACCAATGATGATAATCTAAGATACAATGTATATACTTATACTAAGGGAACTACAGAAGAATTAGACTATTATTTCTTTGTTTTGATTGGTAAAGTTATTAATCCATCTGCTTATACCAAAGACGAAGTAGGTAATTTTTTAACTAAATATAATTTGTCTCTTTCTACTGAATTAACAGACCATTTTGAGAAAGGATTGAAAATCTTTTTTCTAGAAATAGATAAAATTAAAAAGATATATTATTTAAATTTAAACGGTAACGATGATTTGTACACACATTTAAATAAACCATTTGATAAAACTGATTATCAAAAGTTTGATTTGGAACATTACAGAAAGCAATTGTTAGAATATTGGGAGAAGGATTTTATGAAGGAATTTACTGATGAGGATAAAGTTAATTTACAGGAACTAAGACAGAAAATTGAGTTGGATGCTAATAACTTTTTGAATGGCTTTATGAAGATTGGAACAATTGATAATCAAAAGTTTAATTTCAGTGAATTAAATCAAGATTTAGTTTTGGAATTATACTTGTTGTTAAATGTTAGTGCTGAACAAAAAGAAGAATTAGAAGGAACTCTATGGGTGTATCAATTAAGTGACCCTGGTGACTCTAATAATAAGGATATTCATTATTTGCCCATCAGAAAAATGTTTAATCTTGGAAAAATATATAAATTAAATAAAAACTAAGCTTAATATATGGCGTATTATGTTTTAAATGAAACTGAAAAATATTGGGTTGATGTTGCTTTAATTGGTGTAATTGTACTCATTAATATTAATTTATTAGTAAGAAAATTTTTAACTGATAAAAATAATAAAGCTTTCCTTGACTATTTTAAAGAAATTTACTCTGATTTTATAAAATATTTATGTATTGAATTGGGTATTGCAGCCAGTCGTTACATTGAAAGGGGTGATTTTAGTTTAATTGCTTCATTATCAAGAATTTCTATTGTAATGTTAGCATTGTTAATATATCATGAAATTAAATATAATTTAATTAAATAGAAAATATTTTTTATTATAAAGAATATTTAGTATTTTAATTATCGAATGAATCTTTACGATCTAATTAAAACTAATGAATTAAAACCAATATCACCATTTATTGACGGAGGTATTACCAAATTAAAGAAAGCTGAAAAAGAAAGTTTAAAAACAGCATTAAATACATATGAAAAAAATGAGAGAGAGTATATTTTTGGAGAAGAAGTTATAACTTTAGATGATGAACAATTTGAAATAGTTACTGCTAATCCAAATCAAAACATTCGAATATTAGCTGGAGCAGGTTCTGGAAAAACTACTACAATCTTATGTAGAGTTAAATATTTGGTTGATAATCATATAACTCCTAATCGAATTTTAGTTTTAACCTTTAATAAAGATGCATCTGAAAATTTAAAGACTCGAATAATTAAGTTATTTGGATTTCAAATCAACATTGATATTTATACGATTGATGCTTTTTGTTATATGTTATATCACAAGTATGAAAAAGCAAAAGCATATGTATCTATATCAGAATTTATTTTAATTGGAAGAGAATTAATGTTTAAATATGGTTCAGAAATATCATCTAAATATAAATATGTATTCTTTGATGAATTTCAAGATGTTAATTCAAAACAGTTTGACATATTAAATCAGTTTGTATTAAATGGCTGTTTTTTAACAGTTATCGGTGATGATTCTCAGAACATTTATCAGTTTAGAGGAACAGATAATTATTTTATGATTAACTTTGACCAAATTTTTAAAGATACGTCAACTTATACTTTAACCACAAATTATCGAAGTACTGGTTATATAATTAATCTAGCTAATAACTGTATATCTTATAATCAAAATCAAGTTAAAAAAGTAATGAAGACTAATAAAAAGTTAGGTAAAATGCCAAGATTTGTTTTATCCAAAACTGAAAATGAACAGATAATTTATATTATTAATAAAATTACAGAACATGAAGGTAACTTGGACCAAATAGCTATATTATCCAGAAACAGTTATCATCTAAAAATTATGGAAACTGAATTAATTAAATATGATATTCCAATGGTTTCTTGTATTACTGATAAAATAGGAGAGAATATTAAAAAGATATTAGAACCAAATAAAGTAGCAATTACTACCATTCACAAATCTAAAGGATTAGAATGGTCTACGGTATTTCTTTTAGGTTTTGCTCATCAACACTTCCCTTCTCAATTAAACAATAATATAAAGAATATAGAAGAAGAAAGAAGATTATTTTATGTAGGAGTAACTCGAGCAAAAACTAATTTATTTTTAATGGCAACTCATTCCGAAGTGCCGGTATCTATATTTATTAAAGAAAATCGTGAGTTTGTAAAAATGGTTCATAATCCAAAATCAAGTAAACCAACTATTGATATATTTGATTTGAAAGATGAAAATATGATTAAACAAGAATATAGTGTGACTGATTTAGTTTTGTTATTAAATACTGAAAATATTGACGAGATGAGAAAGAATGGATTTATAGATAATAATTTAAAACCGACAGAAGAAGAATTATTCAGTAATAATTCACTAGACCTAGACGTTATTACTGAAAAAATAGAGTATCTACCAGAAATAAAAAATGGTTCTTATGAACCAGACTTTGGTGAATTTGTTGATAGATACATTACCCGTGATATTATAATTAATTCTAAAGTAGAGTTTAAAGATAATGATACATTGATGATTTTAAATGCAACAGTGTTAAGTAATAATGAAATGGAAATTTATAACAAGTATAAAATTAATTGCTTAAATGTGGATGATATTATAACAGAAGAAGAAGTATTGTTAAATATATTAAATAAGGTTAAAAATAAAAAGAACAAGTATGCAAAAGTGATTAAGGAAAACACTTATCCTAGTATCTTTATGAAAAATTTAATTGATGCATATAAAAAATGCACTACTAGTGTAAAAAGTTCTAGTATATTGAAAGATGTATATTATATATCTTTGGGAAGAAATTTTAATAACGATAGAAGAAGGTTAGCTTATAGAGATATTTTTACTTCCTTTGAAAAAATGTTTAAATTATTGAAAACTAATATGGACAAGTATGTACAATCTAAAAAAGATAATGAAAATACTTGTAAGAAAACAATTTATCACAAGTTTAAAAATGTAGCAGTCATATTAGGTGAAATAGATTTGATAGATTGGTCAGAAGAAACTTTGATTGATATAAAATGTTCTGAAGGAGATTTTAAATTAGAATGGTATATTCAGTTATTGTTCTATTATACTTTTTTAAATCCACAAGAAAAGAGTAAAATAAAGTATTTAGGAATAGCAAATATAATGGCTAATAAATATTACAAGTTTGATATTCCAGAAATTAATTTTGATAGTTTTATAAATTATATAGAATTGATGATTAAAAAAGACCAAAGCAACTTTCGTGTTTCTAACAATCCATTAAATATGAAAACTCTAGAATATAAATTTGAACCAGAAAATCTAAAGACAACTGTTATTAAATATGAAAATGATAAGATTAAAGATAAAACAATAGTGATAGATACAGAAACTAGTAACTTTTATAATGATATATTACAAATATCTTATGTGTTATGTAATGATAGTGGTAAAATAATTAAAACTGTTGACTCGTATATTAAGAATAGAATTCCATCAAATGATAGTATAAAAATTCACGGGATAACTAAGGATAAGATTAATAGTGTTGGGAAAGATTTTTCTTTAGTAATAGAAGAGTTAATGAAAGATTTATCACAATGTAAAAATATAGTTGGACATAATTTACAATATGATTTAACGACGATTCAAAATGATATTAGAACATATGGAATTAATATTGTAAATGTAAATGATAAACCAAAAATTAATATCTTTGAAGATTTGAAAATTATAGATACTTTAACGTTAGCTAAAAAGAAGATAAAGTTAGAGGCCCTTTATATAGAGTTATTTGGGAAGGGGTTTTCGGGGGCTCATAATGCATTGAATGATGTAATAGCTACTAAGGAGTGCTATTTTAAAATGCTCTCTTAATAAATTAAAAAAGTTGAATTTTATTATTATTATACACATATCAATAAGGTTATGTCTAAAATAATACGTAGAGATGTTGATCACGATCATTCGTGCTTATTTTCATCAGTTGCTTATTTAACTGATCGAGCTAATTATAATGAGGATAGTGCAAAGAAATATAGAAATTTAATTGTTGATTATATTCTAAATAATGAAATAGAAGAGTCTTGTTTGATGGCGATTGATGACAACGGGTTTCATCCAAGTGAAAACGACGATGCAACTTCAGTTAAAGAAAAGTACATTGAAACAATTGCTAAATCTAATACTTGGGGTGGACAAAATGAGATGGAGATATTTTGTATAATTTTTAAAATTCAAATTTGTGTTGTTGACATTGAAGGTGACGACATATATGTTATAGGAGGGCCTTATGAGTATCGAATTTATATTATATGGACCAGAACTCATTATGATCCATTGGTGATGAATGATTGCGAGTCAGCGGATTCATTGACAGATGTAACAAAGTTTAAGAGTAATGATTTTGATGTTTTTAACAAAGTGAAGGACTTTCTTAAAAATATAAAGGAGCCGGTAGAAAAGCCCCAAAAGTGTACTAAAGAAGAGGAAGAACAAATGCACCTAGAATGTAAAACTTGTGAGGAAAAGTTTTTAGGGAAATCAAAGGCAGTTGACCACGCAAATGAATCTGACCATTGGGGTTTTAGAAGAGTTTAATTTAATTTATTTATTGAAGAGTTCCATATGTGGAAGCAATATAAGCAGAATTAGTATATCCTAACTCGTGAAGTTTTTCGGTAGCGATTCTTGCTCTTTGTCCAGAATTACAATAAGCTATTATATTTATATTTTTATCGGGATATTCAGAAGGCATTCTCTCTTCTAAATCAGAGCTTGGAATATGAACAGAACCGGGATAATATCCAAGAGTGTTTCTTTCTAGATTAGTACGAACATCTAATACTAAATCAATTTTACCATTTTGTAAAAGTTCTTTTGCTACTTCAGATGATATGCGAAATGGAGAGTCCATTGCATAACGATATAAAAATATTATTAGTATAAGTACTAATAAAATTACTATAATTTGTGATAAATTAAAGTTCATTAATCTAAATTAGATTTAATTTATTTATTTACGAGATTTTCTTGAGGCTTTCTTGGAGGCCTTTTTGGATGCTTTTTTGGATGCTTTCTTGGAGGCCTTTTTAGAAGCTTTCTTGGAACGTTTCTTTCCTCCTCCAGTCATTTTCTTAGAAGCTTTCTTGGAGGCTTTTTTAGAACGTCTCTTGGAGGCTTTTTTAGAAGCTTTCTTGGAGGCCTTTTTGGAGGCTCTCTTTTTTCCACCTCCAGTCATTTTCTTACTGGCTTTTTTGCTGGCTTTTCTGGAGGCTTTTCTGGATACTTTTTTAGAGGCTTTCTTGGAAGTTTTTCTGGAGCGTCTTTTCTTGGCACCACCATCTTGTTCCATAGGCATAGGCATCATAGGATTTTCTTGGTCTTGACCAAGAAGAGCACCACCTCTCATTACTTTACCTTTGTATTTTCCGCGGTCGTTATCCATATAGTTTAAGACAAAGTCAAAGTCTTTGTTGGATTTCAACATTTTCTTTACATCGGCTTCGGAAAGTTCAGATTCAGTTTTCTTTTCTCCTTTGGTTTCTTCTACTTTGTATTTACCATCGTTTTCCATAGCATATACTTTGTAGAATTCATCATCACCGACTTTTTTAAGGAACATAAAGCTTAATCCTTTGGCGCCATCAATGATATTTTGTTTGATAAGGTGTTTTACACCCTTAAGTTTGAAAGATTCAGAGTATTCGTGACGAAATGTGACTGTAGATTCACTCATATATATAATCATTAGAAAATTAATTTAAAAAGTTTATTTTTAAAGTTTTTAAATATAAATTATTTATAATAAACATAATAAGGAATCAAATAAATTACCAAAATCATTAAACTAATTGAAACATGATTATCCTGTTTTTTCAGTAACATTGCTATTAAACAAGATGCTAGTACCATAGCTGAATCAGCTAATAAAATATATGCACCGTTTTCATTAGAATAATCTTTATAAATATCAACTACTTGACTTGTTCCTTTTTTACTTGGTACAATTACTAATAAATATAATAATATGTCGTGGATTAATTGAACTATTAAAGATATTAAAATAAAATAAGTAGCATTAAATGGAATTTGAAAGTAACTAAAAATGTATCTAGTTATTAATAATCCTATAACTATAATAAATACATCTAACATTACAGCAGTCATTCCTAATTTGTCGTACCAAACATTTATAACTTTACCTAAACGACGACCCTTTTTTACTATTAATATAACAATAAAATCAACTATAAGTACAGCTGTAAAAATTTGGATTAAATCTAAAGTATTATTTGCATTTGAAATATCACCTAATATCATTATTATATATACATATATAGAAAAAAGTTGAACAAAACAAAAATAATGATAATTAACTATTCATAATGCCAATAAATTCAGAAATAAATTTTGCGCTTAATCAGCCTTGTACTAACGATTTACCCTTAGAATATTTTAACAAAGCCTTATCTAATATTATAAATATGGATAATCCTGAAATATTATCAAGTGTAACACCAAATAAAACTAAATTAGCATCTTGGCTTTCTAAAAAATACGAAACTGACGTTTTAGAAAATCAACTATATATGACTAATGGAAATATTAATTCTATTCAACTACTAATGGATGTTTATATGGAAAGTGGTGATGAAATTATTGTAGAGGAACCAATTTGTGAAAATTTAAAAAATATATTTGAACAATACGGTTTAAATATTAATTATGTTCCGTTAGAAGATGACGGGATTAATATCAAAATTCTAGAAGAAAAGATTAAATTTATTGTTGGAAACGACGATAGAAATCTTCAAAACAAGATTTTCTTGTATACTATTCCAATGCATCATAATCCTACTTCAATTACTCTTTCTTCTCAGAAGCGAGAAAAACTATCTAATCTATGTTCACGCTATGATAAGTTTTTTGTAATAGCAGATGAAGCTTATCAATTTCTAAATTTTAATGAGAAAAATACTTTTTATCCTCTAGCTT